GTGATGACTGTGATTGAAACTGTAATGACCCTGTGGGGTGCGATGAACATGGCCGAAAAGAAACAGCTCATTCTGGCGATTGGTGAGGCGTCTGTGGAGGATGGGCTTGTGTCTGTGAAAGATACCAAGCCAAAAGCAAAGGGCAAAAAGACTGGCAAGCGCATGCCGTACAAGCCCTTCTGGATGAAGAGCGTGGATGGCGTGGACGATACCAAGAAGGGCATGTTCCGCATTGAAGGCGGCTGGGTAAATGACGTGAAAGCTGACGTAGCGTCAGGCAACATGGTGATTGTCGGTACGAAATCACCCAAGCATTACTATCTGGCGAAGCGAAAAGATGGGGCGTACCTCACGCTTGCGATAGATGGCGCAGACGTGAGCGTGGGTGATTTGGAATTGATTGCAGACGCAGACCGCTTTGCGGGTGTCGAAGCAGAGATAACAAAAACACTTGCGGCGTAGGTGTGACATCGCTATAGTGTATAACATACGATACATAAGGGGAGGTAAAGTGTATGACTAAATCTGTTGTAACCAGCGCATATTGCGCAGCAGGAGGGCTTTACGTCGGCGCAAGCGACTGGCAGGACGCCCCAACAGGGCCACCCATATCTGTTCTTGAGTGCGTGATGGAGAACCGCACAGTGAACAATGAAATCTTGAGTAATATACCGAGGAAACATGCAAACACAGCTAGACAGGGTCGAGTGGAAACTCGACCAGATTATGGCGCGATTGATGGCGGAGCCGTCCAGCAAAAGTCAAGACGATGGAGCGACACAGACAGCTACGCATACGGGTTCAACTATCGACAGAACGCCCCACCATGTGGATATGCCGCAACTTACCACCAAACAACACGCAGCATTGCAAATGCTGTTGCGAGGGGCTGACAATACGGAGATCGCAGACCGATTTAACGTAACGCCAAACACGAGCAAGGTTTATGTGCGTGGAGTAGCAAAAAAACTTGGCGTGCAGACACGAGCGCAGATTGTGGTGAAGTTATTGGACACGTTCAACGCGCTTGACGATAACAGCTATCGGATGCTGACAGGTGGATTGCCGAAAGATTGGGATAAAAATTACGAGGAACCTGATCCGTTCGCAAATCTGTACCGAGTAGAGAGGGAAACGTGAGGTGCTAATGACACTAAGATTAAACTTACGAAACGCTGTATGGCAGGTCATGGGTACTGTGGTCACGCCAGAAGGCAAGAAAGTCAGAGTGAGGAAATCAACTGGCTTTAGTAAACATCAGAAGCAACATGCGAGTGCAGCAATGTCACGCATTCTTTCAGAGGCAATGGATGGGTCTCTCGATAATAATTCGGAAGTCGAGAACTATTCCGCGTCTGTTGATGATGCCATCCGTCTGTATCTGACCCGGCCTAATCCGCCGGGGAAGACAGACGCCATCGTCTTGGGCGTCTTGTCCAAAGCCATGGGGGATGTGCCTCTGCTGTCGTTGGGACTAAGGCCGTTAATGGCCCACGTCACAAGCAGAGGGAATGTTGCTGGCACTGTTGCCCGTGAGATAAACAGCATCAATGCAATGCTGACACATGCAAAGGAGCAAGGGCTGAGTGCGCCCGACATCAAGCTGAAAAGGCCAAGCGTCGATGACGCGAGGACTAGGTGGCTGGATGAGGATGAAAGGGACAGGCTCATTGAGGCCTGCTCAACCGAGATACGTGGGCTTGTTACGTTCCTGTTCTACACGGGATGTACAATCGGTGAAGCGTTCGCGCTAAGGTGGCCAGACGCTCGTGGTGGACGAGCTATGTTCACGCGCAGTAAGGGCAAGATGCGTAAGCGTCGGACAAGGGCAGTGCCACTGACCGTCGAAGCGCAGACAGCCATGGGTGCAGACACAGGTGGGCTTGTTTTTACACGTCCGAGTGGGAGAGGTTGGGATAAAAAATACTTGTACAATGATTTCAAACGTGCCTGTGCGTTGGCAGGGATTGAGGACTTCACTCCTCACGACTGTCGGCACACGTTTGCATCACATCTGGTGCAGAAAGGTGCTTCGTTACGGGCGGTGGCTGACTTGCTTGGCCACACGTCTCTAGCCATGGTGATGAGGTACAGCCATTTGGCACCAAGTCACCTGAGTGACACGGTTGCACTCTTGGGTAGTCGTGGCACATACGTTACACATACACAGTACAGAGCCATATAAATAAGGGCTTTGAGGGCATATGCGCTCCCCTGCTAAGGGAGTAGGCGAGGAATCGTCTCGAGGGTTCGAATCCCTTCGTCTCCGCCACCCAAACCTCAGTGTATTGTAGCGTTCAAACAAGCGTCGAGCGGTGTCATCGCTCGCGCAGAGCGCAGTGGTCAGGTGTCTCCTGTCACAAGGGTGACACAACATCTGACCTCCTGTATAAAAAGATAGACACCCACAGAGTATTATGCGTATAATATCAGAATGGGTTTAAGAGTTCGAATCGAGGAAATTTTTTATGAGTAAAACACAGGATAAGACAGACAAAATACAGGTTAAAGCAACAATCGAAGTGCCGTTTACAGACCAAGATTATGAAGAGATCGACAGTCTGTGTGAAGTTCTAATTATTTACTGCGAGAAAATGCGAGAGAACAATTCGTCGTGCTATGCGAAGCGCACGGCCAGCGACATAATAGATATGATCGTTGATCTCAAAATTGATATGTCAGATTTCGCCCAAGAGCATGCGCAGAAAATCGAAGGAGACGGTTTTGTGACGATGGTGGGTAAAGCAGAAGAGGGAGCACCTTATGAGTGAGTTGATTAAAGTCGGCGAGATATTTGTCGTGCAACAGGACAAAAAACTGATTGGAGCAGAGATTGGTTTTACGGACAATGTCAGGAATAGGCAGGGCGCAGCGACAACGCTTGATTTGGTTCGAGGAGCAATGAATAACAGCGGTTGGATTGCGCAGACGATCCTGCGAGTGGAGGATCAACAGGATGCACAGACTGACACACAAGCAGAAGGTGACAGCGGTGAAGATAATCAAACACCTCCGAAGCCAGCCGCCAAGCAAAAGAAAAAAGCAAAAGCAAGTGGCTGAAAGCGTAGGTCTTACGCAGAGCCAAGTAAGTCGACACATTAGATTGCTCTCGTATGTGGGCATTATCGACCACGACGGTGACGCGTATGTGGAAGGCCCGAAATGCGAAAGGTATCTCGCAGACTGGGCCGTCTACTTGCTGAGTTAATTACAGACGCCCTTGGCTACCTAATATTACTAGGATTGTGCCACCAAATAGTATGGTCAAGCCAAGGGCAACACTGCCCCAGATAATTATATTTTCTATCATCTTTGCTTGCGCTAATTTTTTGCGCTTCTCTTCCGCTGCACGTTCACGCCTGATCTCGGCTCTCAATTTGAGAAGTTCTTGCCATGCACCCCAGCCACGCGTGGATATGACAACGTCACGTAATTGTTTTTCGATGTCATCGGCTTTTTGTCGCGCGACAAATGTGTCGAGTGCTTCCTCGTTTGCGGATAGGACTTGGCGGTTTTTCTTTTTATTGTGGTCTGATTTGCACTGGTCAATCGCGTCAAAGAGCGTGCCGATTTGTTTGCCGAGGGACGCAATCTCTCTTCCTGCCGCAACACCTGCCTTGAGTGCGGTAAATGCGGCGACTGCTGCTGAGATTGGTTCCATAACTCGTCCCTTTTGTCCCTACAATTTTACCAAGGGAGTTGGGGAATGGTCGTCCTATGACATCCGGTTCCACATTGGGACGCAGATGGCACGGGCATTGTCTTGACGCTCGTAGTTGAAGGCTTCTGCCATCGAAATGCACTGTTCACTTGTGAGGTCTTGATACAGATAAGGCGCGGCTTGGAAAACCCCATTTTGGATAGTCACCATTATCATGAATGTGTAAGTGAACATGCCCGTCTGCTACTTTCCTATTCCATAAAAGGACTTTTCCCATTCCTTGTGCCGCTTGAGAGGCTCACGAATATATGGCAACAGCCAAGCCAGACGTAGGATCGTCCGGTTGATTAGGTTCCATGGGAAATATAGTGGGCGAAGTACGTCCATGAACAAGACGACGCGCAGTTCGTCTGTCTCATTGTGCGCTTCGTGCATGTAAGTGTCGTCAAAGAAAACAACCTCACCGTTGCGCCAGTAGTATGGCTTGCCGTCTACACGAATGTGGCAACGCCCCTCTCGCGGAATGATCACGCCCATGTGAGCGCGGAGTATCCCCGACCATGGCCCTTCGTGTGGTGGCAGGGATTTACGTGCGCCAAGGATTGATAAGTATGCGGAGCATATGGTCGGATGCTTGTCGATGACGGCCATCGTCTTGGGCATCTGTTGTATGTTGCGCTTGAACCGAATACCCGCAGCCTTGAGGAAGAACATCTTCCACCTGTCATCATTGCTTAGGTTTAATTGGTCTGGGCTTATCTCTTGGAATGGAGTGAGTTCGTCGTAGCGTTCGAGAACTTTCTCGACCTCTGCCCTGATCTCTGGGTATGCAGCCTCTAAGTCTGCCGTTGCAGGGAACAACGTCTTGTCAAAGAATGGGTGGTCGCCGATGCGACATTCGTGTCTAAAGCGTGGTTTGAGTGTTCGTTCTAGCCAGTCTTGAAAGGCCATCTATTTCTCTTTCTCATGGTTTGTAGGGAAGCGCAAAACTCTGGCCAAGGGATCGGAATGGGGCCACTTGCCTTTCTTCTGTAAATGACTGCGTCTGTACAGATGGTGCGTTTACGAGAACGCGCCTGCTGTCTTGGTAGGGATTGTTCTGCATCATGTACGCGGAATATTTTGATGCCTCAGTATCCGCACGAGCGTTAGCCTCATTGTCCATTGCGCTTGATACGTCTGTATTTGCGCTGTCATCCTCGTCGTTTGCCTCGTCTGAGACTGACACCGTGGAGTTTGATGTGTTGTTTGTCGACTTGGCGTCGAGTAAGGCAGAGCCGAAGCCATTATGGAACAGAGGATTGCCGACTGGAATGAGAGGGTTTGTTTCATTGCCAAGTAGATTGATGGCCTTTTTTTTATGTCCATCCATCTGCGTATTTACTTTGTCGCGAACAGTTCCCGGCATGCCGCCAGACGCGGCGTCTGTGTAATTGTAGTTGCCCGGCCCACCCGTGTTGACGATGCTGTACATGTCAAGCAGACCCATGCCCTTTTTGTAACCGTTGGATAAAAAGTAATCTACGATTGCACCAGACGCGCCAAGCTGCGATGTCATTGCCGTTTCGTTTGTTGTAAAGTCTACCCCGTGCTGTTTGGCTTGTGGCTCGCCGAATTGGAGTAGACCTTTGTGCTGGCCGTGCCTCGTCTCTGGCCCTTTTTTTCGGGCATCGAAAGTGCCAGACGTCTCGTATGAAATTATGGTTGCGAGGTCGACTGGGTCAGCACCAAGAGCGGCAGCGGCTTCTAGTATTCCACTGGTGAGCGCAGTTTTTTTGTCCAGCTTTTCTGAGAAACTCATTTGTTCTTCTTCCAACTAATGCGTGCCTTGCTCTTCTTCTTCTTTGCAGACGAGTTGCACGCAGACTTGGTCGGGCGGCACGCAGGATAAGGGCGACTGCCGTCTGTGCGGGAGGAGCGACCGCAAGGCTTGCCTGTCTTGCAGTCAATCCATCCCTTGCCGTCGTTCTGGTCAAACCACTTTCGTAAGCTCATGCTTTTTTACTCTTGTTGCCCCAGTTTTTCGCGCCGACTTTCCTGCATTTCACGAGTGCGCCAGACGCATACGCTGATGGCCATGTGCCACCGTTGCGGGTGTAACGAGCCTTCACTTTTTTGTAGCAAGCATCACGCTTTGCGGGTTTCTTTGCCGACTTTTTTGCCATTGTTACCCCGTAAAACACAGGGGCATACAGCGTGTTGCATGTTGCCAGTCTGTGTCTTTCTTGCGATTGACTTTACCTTTGAGGATTTCATTAACGCCTCCGAATAGCCCGACTGCGCTGTCCAAAAATTGGGAGTGCAGACGTCTTGGTGGATCGGCCAAACTGCGTCGGCATATTCGACATCGCACGGTATGGGTTCTGTGATTTGAGAACCTGCTTGCCCATAGTTGGCCCTTTGGTTCCAAATATTTTGCCTCGGTCTCTACTCCGCATGGCACATTACCTCCTAATGTTCCGCTTCGTTGCCTTCGATCCGCCTTTGGAGGGCTGCTTCTTCACGACTGGCTTGGGCTTTCGCATCGACTTTTTCATTCCACGCATCATAATTCTCCTTGCGTTTTTTAATGTATTCGATGTCTGCGTCTGGGAAATTTGCGTAGTATTGTGTGGTGCGCAATCTTTCAGATGCTTCGATCAGGTGAGTATATGATTGCACAAGAATGATAGCGTAGTCGTCCGCACCTAATCCCTCAAATTCTGGGGTGAGTGGGTCTTCGTCACTGTCTGGGTGGAAGCCCATGATCCAGACGCCGAAATGGTTTTTGTTCTGATCGTCTACCCACGCGTCGAATTGTGCAGGGGTCATGTCCTCGTACTCAGTCCAAGCCACGACGTGGAGAAGGTCGTCTGTGGGCGGGTGGAAGGCTTTGATCTCTGCGATAGTGTCGATGTCTGGAGTGACGTGGATCATTACGACGTTGCGCAGCCACGCTTGCCGTGCGTAAGGACATGGAGGCAAGCCCCCGAAGAGGGGCGAAGCCTTCTCTAGCACAGTCTCAGACCAGAGTTGGATTTCCTGAGCAATTAAGACAGAGCTTTCTTCCCACGCTTCCACGCTACTAATACTTTCCGTTTGCCTGTCCATACTGGGTTTGCCCTGTGGGGTAAGTGTGAGGGGAAGATCGCGGCATGCCCCCGGTAACGGGGGGCATGGCGAAGTTTCGTCTGTCCATAGACGCGCAGCTTGCCACCAGTATATGAACGTGGACTTGATAGTTGGATGACCATGGTTAACTTGCGGCGTTTAACTTGGTCTGCCCCGTTGTCTGTATGCGTGCCGTAAAAACCTCCAAAGCCATATTCGAGATACTGCAATGTTTCGAGTTCACCATCTAGGTTAAAGCCAATAGTGCGTTTGTTTACGTCTTCGAATAGCTGTTCGATGCGCTGATAAAGCCAGTCGTTTGGCCCGTCTGGTCTGATCCAGCCGACCTGACAGTTTCTTTGTAGCCGTGCCACAAATCTACGGCCAGATATGACAGACGCTTCGTCCATCTTAACTTGATCGCAGAGAGCTTGGATTTGATCGCACTCGTCTTCGTTGAATGCTGGGACTTGGAACCAGTTCTGTATGTGCATTAACACTTCCACCTTCTACGCGCTGCGCATATGCGCTTCTTTGGCGTTCTGCTGCATGAGATATTGTGCATCTTCATCTGGCCAGCAGAGCGTGAGCAGTAGGATGCCTTACGCTTGCCGCCAGAGGGTTGCGGAGCCTTGAGTTTTGAGCCGCATGCTTTGTTGTACTTGGCTCTGCCCTTGGCAGTTAGACCAGCACCTTGGCTGGCTGGTTTTTTCTCGCCACGTCCAACCGACAGACTTACTTTGCAACGCTTCTTGGCCATGGGTGTCTCCTACTTTTGCGTCAGCCCTTCTCGCTGGAGGTATGCCAGATAATACTTGAGGAAGTCGTCCAGTCTGAGCAGGCATAAGCTGTCGCCTGTCTTCATGCGGGACTTGCGATTGATCACGACTGCACTGCTGTCTGATCTGGTCTTCTCAATGTTGGTTTCTGCTTGGCGAAGGGCGTCGTGAAAGTTGAGACGCTCTACTCTCTTGGCTTCGACGAACAGGTCTGGTGTGCCAAGTAAGTCTGCACCACCCACCATGTTGACGTGACCGCCACCTGACAGGGGTGCGCGAAAGCTGTCCAGACCTGTCTGTTCGTTGATATATGCGGCAAGTTCACGTTCGTACTTGTCGCCCTTTGCTTTCATCGCTCGACCGCTCAATCTTCGTACCCCATATCTCGCCGACATGGCTTGCAAAAGAACCAGTTTTTCGGACGTTTCTTTGTGTCACCGCAACACATGCAGGGACGCGACCATTTTATCTCCTCAAAGTCTCGGCGAACTTGGTACTTAGCTCCATCAAATTCCTGAAGTCCCTCACGAACGAGGATGCGCTTCAACGTGTCGACGCAACAGCCAATGCGGCGTGCCATCTCTGAGTAATTTGTATTTCTATGGTTGCTCTGGAGCCAAGACAAATCCGCACCCGTGATGCGAACGTACCTTGGCATAAATTTCTCCTACCTGTTTAATTGTATAGAATTTAATACGCTGGAAGAGGAATGTAAATAACCACAGGTGTCTTTAAGACACCTATTGACGTATGAGGTCGAGACTGGTATAACGTCTAGGCGTTAGTTTGAAACGCCCCCACCGAAGGTGGGGCGTTTGACTAGAACTAAAAGACTACTTCTACGAAGTTGAACTCGACGTTATACCACTTTTCCACATAATTAAATAAAAACAATAGGTTAGTCTTGACAGACGTTGACGAAAAAAAACGCAGCAACCGGGATAAATACCCCGAAATTGCTGCGCTTGTAGACAAAGTACGCGAACATTTCCCCGATGCGCGGGTCACAGCTATTCGGAAGAGATCACCCGAAGAGGTATGGAAGGCTCGGATGCAACGGAAGTATCCAACTCAAGCCAGTCGCGCACGAGCCGCAGCGGTCTCGAAAGTTTAGTCGCGATATACTCTGGATCGTACCCATCGAGAGCCATGTCTTTCGCACGTTGCTTCGTTGATCTACTGGACACAACAACTTTTGCGTCTGTGATGTTATGCGCGGCAAAGCCTACCCATTGCACACGGTCGTGCATGTCTGTCCACTCACGAACTTTACCGTACCTCACTTCCATAACCATGTAGAGCCTGTGGTCTGGCGGTAGCTTTGCCTGTAGCTGTGGCCAGATGGGGTGATCGTATGACCCGTCGAAGATACCTGCGTTCTGCTTGGCTGTCTCCTCGTCTGCAAAGACTTGCGCCACTCTGATCTGCGTCTCCAGCACAGTAAGCTGGTTAGTTGAACCTGCTTCTCTACCCATGCCACCCTCGGATGGTTTGTTGGAATGGTGTACCATGATCACAGATAAGCCAGAGTTGCGCAGCTTGACCGCCAGCTTGTTGATCTTTGCCCATTCGTCTGCGGAGTTTTCACCAAGTCCGGGGTAGGCTGAACGGATAGTGTCGATCACGACAACGTCTGGCTTGGAGTATTCGATCCATCCTTGCAATTCCATCAAGCCTTCACGTTGATTGAGGTCGATCTCCTTATCATCAACGAATGGTGTCCAGATATTAAGTCTGTCTTGGGTGTCACCGTGCATCTGTCGCATCTCCATCAGACGCTTTGCAATGGTAGACATACCCATCTCGAAGTCGAGGTATAGAACTCGTGCGGGTCTGCCGATTTCGAAGGGGCCAAAGTATTTTCGACCCGCCGCCATGGAGGACATTGCATGTTGAACAAACATGGATTTGCCGTGGCCCGAATAACCGAAGACCTGCACGATAGTATTACTAGGTAGCCATGGTTCTATCAAGTAAGACTTGGCGTCTGCTTGAGATAAAAGTTGCTCTGCATCCTTCATCTGTATGAGCTTTCGATCACGCTTTTCAGCCTGCTGTTCTGGATGCACCATTGGCTTGAAGTTGTAGTTGCCTTGGTCGTCAAACCGTTCGGGATGATTGCGCCTCTCGGCTTGCTCCATTGACTGCACAGTCGCCTCAAACTCAGGCTCGTCCAATGCGTCAGCAAAGAACTCATTCATAAACGCGTGGCCTCTGACCCGCAGGTCTGGGCCGAAGTAACCTTCAAGAATACTCTCAGATATGTGGCGCATCACGCGCTCGTTGCGACCGTTGCTCATGCCAGTGGGTATCTTGAGTGTGTTCGGAAAGTTTTCGCGCACATACTTGGCTGTGCGATCCCACTCAGATATAAATTCGTCTGGCTGCAACGGCTGCACAGACGTCAGGTCTAGCTCCTCGAAGCTGAACTCACCCTCTACTTTTTCATGCAAGGTTGGTTGCCAGTCTTCCCACATTGG